ATTAACTCCTACTATTCAGCGTTAAACGCTTTTGGCGCAACATCAGGTTTCTTTAAGTCATCAGGAATGTCAGCAGTCCAGTCAAGGATTTGTGTAGGCAATCCACGGGCTACAAACTTTTTCTTGAGTGCAGCAGTAAAGCCACTATCCCGCTCTTCCATTGTTTCGATAATTGCGTCTAACATTTCATGGTTTTGCCAGATCGCACCATTAGTGACACGAACTTGGCCGGTAACACTAACTAAAGAACGATCACCAGCTTTCCAATCTTCATCACTAACTACTTGCATAAGTTTGGTGTCAGCTAGTTGTTCTTTACTGTACTTATTATCATCGTATCTGCTAGGCAAAAGTTGCTTTTTAACCGTGTCTGGGTTTTCTTCTCCACGCCACAACTCTAAAGCACGAAGCAGCGCCGCATCGTCGTAACTATCGTAGGCAGTACTATCGGCACCATCGTTAAAGATGTCTCCATCTTCGTCGATAATAAACTTATGTTTTCCACCGCCGCTTATAGCACAACCAACACTGAGGATGTTTCCATTACTAGCAACGTCTTCTGCGCCATTGGAACCATCGTGTCCGCGATACATTATGACAATGGCACCATCACCACCATTAGCTGTTTTGGTAGCATTAACACTGTCACCATTCCCGTGTCCTTGAATAATAAGGCTATTGGATGTGCGGTCGCCTTCTGCAAGGCCGTTAATTGCTAGGCCACCAGCAGTAGCAGAGGCTTTACTAAGTGTAAAAAAAGAGTCAGTTTCAGCTACGCTTGTCTTTCCGTGAGCAATGTCAGAACTTTTGCCGGTAACAGCTTCATTGTCTGCATCACCTAGTTCGACGGTCAGACCACGATTGTTTTTAGCATTGTGAACGCCATCGTGTACTCCCATCAGCAACCGTCCTGATAGGCCAGCATGAACTGTCACCCTGCTGTCTGAGTCTACTGAAAGTGCTGACGAACCTCCTACAGCAGAGCCTTTGCCAATAGTTAGACAATCCCCGCCAATATCACCACCAGCATCGTCTAAGCCAATGTAGTAGTCTTGCGCGTTGCCATCGAATACAATTTTTGTATCTTCTGCACCACCATCACCTATTGTAAAAGTAGGTGTAGTTCCAGTAATAGATGCGCTGTTTGTCAGCACAAGATCAGTAGCAGCAATTTTTGCCGTTGTTACTGCATCGTCTGCAATGTCAACAGTAGCAATAGTACCATCTTCAATCTGTGCGCTAGACAATGGCGCTCTTGCTGGTGTTGATCCAAGGTATGCCATTAGGTAATCTCCATAACCGACAGGATAATATCTGTAGCTGCACTCCCAGTTAGGCTCAAGGTATCGGTAGTTTCCATAACTACTTTGTTACCTGCTAACAGTTCAAGTGAACTGCCTACCGGAATAGGTGCATTAGTAACTAACTCAACCGTTTGGTTAGCTTCGTTGTTAGCTCCTGATCTGTTTGCTGTATCAGATGTAAGAGTAACCGTTGCAGTAGTAGCACCACTAGTAGTGTTCCCTAGCATGATGCCCAGAAGAACTGTAGTCGTACTCCCTGCAACAGTGTAGATTACATCTGCTGATGTTACTCCTGCTTTGGTTATAACTTTAAAAGTATTAGCCATTTTTCATTCCTCTGTTTTGTTAACCTAAAGCAATCGCAAGAGCAGTTGCCGAACCATCAGTAATTTCTGTAAGAACACTTACATCCACACGTTTAAGAGTTCCAGCATCACTCACTAGTATTTCATCTGTAGTTGCCAAACCAGAAGCTAGTGCGGTTTGACCTGAGATAATGTTGTTGTTAAGCATTCCGCTTTCAATAGCAGTACTTGCAATGGTTATTGCACCAGCCGCTGAAATACCTACGTCACCACTTACTGCAACAGGGTTGTAGTTAGTTCCATCAGCAACCAGAATGTGGCCGCTGGTATTCGTACCCATTGTTATGTCGTCGCCACTAACTGTTAGATCACCTGAGATTGTAAGACCAGTAAGAGTACCAACACTTGTAATGGCAGTCTGAGCAGCGCCTGTAACAGTAGCGGCTGTACCACTTGCGTTGCCCGTGACGTTACCAGTTAAAGCACCAACAAATCCTGTAGCAGTTACAACACCAGTACTAGGGTTGTAAGTTAGTGTTCCATCTGACTCTAGCCCTAGGTTACCACCGTCTACATCTCCACCAGCAGTAAAGATAAGAGCATTACTTTCGTTTGTGGATTCGTTGTCAGTAATAGTAACGGTGGTTGCAACTGTCGCAACATCTGCTGTACCTGTTACATCACCTGTAACATCGCCGGTTAAAGCACCAATAAAGCCTGTAGCTGTTATCTTACCTGTGCTGGGATTATAAGTCAATGTTCCGTCTGACTCTAGTCCTAGATTGCCACCGTCTACATCCCCACCAGCAGTGAAGATAATAGCATTGCTCTCATTGGTTGATTCGTTGTCTGTGATAGTAACAGTAGTTGCAACCGTAGCTACATCGGATGTACCTGTAACATCACCTGTAACATCACCAGTCAACGCACCAATAAAACCTGTGGCCGTTACCTTACCTGTGCTGGGGTTGTAGGTTAGGGTGCCATCTGACTCTAAACCTATATTGCCACCATCAACATCACCGCCAGCGGTAAAGATAATAGCGTTACTTTCATTTGTAGATTCATTATCAGTGATAGTAACAGTAGTTGCAACTGTAGCCACATCGGCTGTGCCTGTTATATCACCTGTAACATCTCCAACAAATGCTGTGGAAGTAATCGAAGTTGCCCCAGTAACAACGCCAGCATCTATGCTAATAGTTCCATCTAATAGAATTGCTGAACCAGTAGCAGGCTCAATATTAATTGCTGCTCCAGAGTCTAAAGTTAGGACACCTACTGAGTTAACGTCTACAGTACCATCTGAATCAATAACAATGTTACCACCAGCATCAAGAGTAAGTACAGCAGAAGAGGAGATAGTTAAGTCACTACCATCACCCTCAATCTTTTCTCCAGCATCACCAAATGTAATGCCTACATCAGCAGGAATAACAACGTCAGCTACAGCAGTAAGATTAATGTTGTTACCAGCAATTGTAAGATCAGTTCCATCGCCCTCAATCTTTTCGCCATCATTACCAAAGGTTAGCCCAATGCTTGCAGGAATGTTGATGTCTGCGCCAGATACAAGATTTAAATCTGTACCGTCGCCATGAATGTACTCACCACCCTCGTCATTAAAGTATAAACGCTTTGTACCGTCAACAACAATGTCATCACTAAACTTAAAATGGTCTTCGTCTTCCATCCAAGTAAGTACACCATCAGTTGTCTCACCATCAAAGGTTACAACAATGTCCGCACCAGCAGAGCCATCACCAATGGTAATTGCTGTACCCAGTAGCTTAGTTACATCACCGCCTTCAGCAGTAGTGCCATCATGGCTATGCCCAGTTGATGCTGTGAATGAACTAACAATGTCGTTAAATTCATTATTAAAATCAGCAGCCTCGATAACCTCGCCTGTGGCTATCTCAGTTGTACTGCGCCTTACGTAACCTGTACCCATTATCGTCTTCCTCCGGGTGTAAATTCAAACTGGTAAGAGTTTAGTGTAAAGGGTCTATTTGAACTGTTATGATTAATCTTTACTGCAATAAGAAAACCAGAACCTTCGATTGATTGTCTAAAGACAGGAGTACCGCTAGAACCGTAAACAGCATTGGCATATAAAGAAGCAGTAGCACCATACACAGCAGTTCCACCGGGGGATGTAATGTCTAGGTGGTCCGGTTGTGGAACATTAATAGAATCTGAGTCATACCTAATTCTTAACTCAGCAGCAATTGTACCTTCTACTGCATAATTAAGGATAACTCGTTGCATTAACTTTCTAATGCCCGCATCACCCAAAGATAAATCCGGTGAGCGGTAGAGAGCAATGATATTTTCTCCATCAAAAGTAAATACAGTGTCACTTTCTTGCTGTCTTACATAACCATCAAAGCCACCTTCAATAACATACTCGACGCCACTAATAAAAGCAGAGTCCATTGAAGAGGGTTTAATTCCTTTTATATCTGCCCATTCAAAACCAACGCCGCCTTGTGGTGTTCGTTTAAGAGTACCTAATATTCCTCGAACAAAGGGTGTGCTTTCAGAAGCAGACGAAGGATAAAAAATACGGTACTGACTTTTACCACGAATAACAGTAGAAGTAATGTTAGCTCTGTTAGCAACAACATCTTGAATACGTCTTTGAATAGGCTTAGATAATGTTCCTAATTCAACATCGCCAATCTTTTCAGTACCAGCAATTGTTCTAAGTCCATCAAGAGACAGAAAGATAAGATCACC